GTTATTACCTGCATATTCCTAAGAGAGCATATAATGAAAACTATGCTATGGGTGTAGACACACCAAAAAAAGATGCTGCTCAGGCGATAGCAACTTGGTTAAATGCTAATGTGGCATCATTCACATATACAGTTTTAACATTGGCTGACGGATACACACCAAACTGGTGCGGTTCTCCGGATTTAGAATTGATTCACAAAGCATCAGAAGGTTCGTTTGATAAGGTTGCTCTCTACCACACTGCAGAAGACTTAGATGAAGATCATATTCAACGTCGGAAGGCAGCTGCAAAAATATTCGCGGACGAATATAGTTTCGGTTCGACCCAGCTCGTTTGCCCATTACTTGATGCGAACCTCGGTAGTATAC